CTGACAGAGAGCGAGAATATGGCTAGAGACTATAAGAAAGAGTATGCTAACTACCAGGGTAAGCCTGCTCAGGTAAAGAAACGTGCATCTCGTAACTCTGCTCGTGCTAAACTCTCTGCTGGTGGTGTTGTTAAGAAGGGTGATGGCAAAGACGTACATCACAAGGATGGTAATCCTAAGAATAATAAGCGTTCTAACCTAGCAGTAACTACAAAGGCTAAGAACCGTAGCTTCCCTCGTAATAGCAAAGCAGGTAAAGCGTAATGGCTATTGATTATAGGGGTGAGAAGTTTGCAGGTTACAACAAACCCAAGCGTACTCCCAAGCATTCCAGTAAATCCCATGCAGTACTCGCCAAAGAAGGTGACACCGTTAAGCTCATCCGCTTTGGTGAGCAGGGAGCATCCACAGCAGGCAAGCCTAAAGCGGGTGAGTCTGATCGCATGAAGAAGAAACGTGCATCCTTCAAAGCTCGACATGCTAAGAACATCTCTAAGGGTAAGATGAGTGCAGCCTACTGGGCTGATAAGGAAAAGTGGTGAGAAGCTATGCCAGTACATAAAGTAAAAGGTGGCTACAAGTGGGGTAAGACTGGTAAGGTCTACAAGACTAAGGCTGAGGCTGAGAAACAAGGCAAGGCTATCTATGCTAGTGGTTATTCTAGTGGTGGCTTGTACGCTAACATACATGCTAAGAAAGCTCGTATTGCAGCAGGTAGTAAAGAGAAGATGCGTAAGCCCGGTACTAAGGGTGCACCAACAGCAGCTGCTTTTAAGGCTGCAGCTAAAACAGTTAAGGGTAAGAAGTAATGAAATACTACCATAAATATAAAGAAGCACTGGAAGCTAAGGGCTACCGTGTAGATGAGCATGGTTACGTGTGGGACTCTATGGGTAATCAGTCTGCTGGTGAAGACAATTATGGTAACGTGCAGAGCAAAGACCCTAACGTCAATGCTATTTGTCAGGAAGCTGACATTGCTGCTATTAAGCCTAAGAAGAAAGCTAAGAAAGCTACACCTCCTCCAGGTAAGAAACGTGCTCGTAACGCTAAAGGTCAACTCATTGCTGATGACCCTAACACCCCAGAGAATGAAGCGTGGGTTGACGAGTAATGTCTATAACTTCTTATCCTAAAGTAACGACTATGGGTGGAGGGGTAGGTGACTATCCCTACTACATTCAGGTAGCTCGTGGGCTTGTCGATGGACACAAACGTTTGTTTAAGTTTGGGTACAACTCTGAGATACAAAACATAAGTGAAACTATATGGGATGCAGGTGGTGTTTATGTTTATCCTTCTAGTGCTGTAGTTATGACAGTAACTAGTGGTGCAGGTGCTACAGACAATGGCGTAGCTATTACTGTGCAGGGACTAGATAGTAACTACGATGAAGTATCAGAAGAAGTCACACTAGCAAGTACTGGTACAGCTACCACTACACAAACATTCTTACGAGTGTATCGTGCATTTGTGTCAGGTTCACAGGCTATAACAGCAAATACTACTATAGCTAACAGTGGTACAACATACGCACAGATTAACAATGGTGAGAACCAAACGCTTATGGCTTTGTGGACTGTACCTGCAGGATATACAGCATACCTACTGTCTACTAAGATTACTGCGTTTACAGAGCAAAACAATAAGATTGCAACTATAAATATTAATGCTCGTAGAGAGAACGGTATATTTCGTACTGCTGATAAGTTTGATGTATTTGCTGCTGCTGTTACACAATTGTATACTTGTCCTACTCCCTTTCCTGAAAAGACGGATATTGAGGTACGGGCTATAGCAACTAGCTCTAATGCTGATTTAAGAGTTGCTGCAGGTTTAGACATCATCTATATAGCGAACACAGCGCCATGATACCAAATAAGAAGAGAACCTTATCAGTAGAACTTACTACAGCTAATCAGGATATATATACGGCACCTGCTAATTTTAGTGGTGATGTGAATAGTATAATCGTGGCTAATGCTTCTGGTTCTAGCGTTACTTTTAGTCTAGACTGGTATGACGATTCGGCTACAACATATCATACTATAGCAGAAACAGTTACGATGACCCCTAACTCTATTCTGCAAATAACAGAATATCCTTTGTATCTAGATAAGGGTGACAAGATACGTGGCTTAGCTAGTACTAGTAGCGCTATTACAGTTACTGTATCCGCAGAAGAAAGATTTATCCCTGTCGGGTAGCTTTGCTAGTGCAGGTTAGCGGGTATGCAAACTTAGTAGAGGTAAATAGTTCTAACATATGTATAACTATGCAAGTCTAGCAATAGTGCTAGGCATAACATAGGAATATACAATGTTCACACTTATTGCTAAAACATTCACAGACTTCTTGGCAAGTTTACAAAAGGCACAACAGGCACGTGCAGACTATTGGATACTCACTAATATGTCAGACAAAGAGCTACATGACATCGGTATCGCACGGGGTGAAATCCGCAATGTCGTGGCAGGTAACTTTAAATAGTCTTGCATTTCTGGTTTGTATGAGTATAACTACTGCATGTAGTACTTCATCTGTGGTCTTACCTTCCTCTTGCCCGGCTAATGATGCCAAATGCCAACGGAACTTAGATGCACAAACTCTTACATACATCGGTCAGAAAGACGCCGCTCTACAGCTTATGTGCAGTGACCCTGATCTCCGTGATGTTATTGGGGATGACTGCGCAGGCAGGTGATGTTACTGGGGACTTCTCTACGAGTAACGAGAATAGCACTGTAGACAGTAACAACTCTGATGAGACAGTAACTAATAACTACAACGCTACGGGTGCTGGTTCAGCTGCCCCTGTTATGTCAGCTATAGCTCCTACGATGATGGGCGGTGGTGGTAACGATAGCTGCTTACTACCTAGCTCTACAGGGATACAGATAAGCGTCTTAGGTTTGTCCTCTGGTAAGATGGAGCAGGATGAAGCTTGTAACAGACGTAAGAACGCTAGGCTCTTAGGAGCACCCCAGCAAGTAGGTGGCTTAGGATTACAGGTATCAGCTATATCTGTATTGTGCCAAGACCCTGTAGTGTTCCGTAGTATGATGTTAGCTAACACCCCATGCCCTATTAACGACAGTAAGACGGGTAAGCTGCTTATGGGGAAGGCGGCGATAAAGAAGTACAGAGAGAGTCCAGCGCTTTATATCGTTGGGTATGAGACAGATAAAGCGTTTTGGGATACCTTACTTAGGGTAGGAGAGGAAGACCTAGATGAAGAGACCGTTGAAGACGATACTCCTAAGCTCAGCCTTAGTGAGCGTTTCCGCAGCAGCAAGCGCACAAGAGACTAACTACGAGCTTACTGGTCAAGAGAAGATTGACATGCTTATCGCTTCTATTGGCGATATTCAGGATCGTATTACTAACAGTGGTGTTATGACTGTAGGTGCTGTAGGTTATGCTGCTATCGGTGGTGTGATTAACGATGATGCACTTAGTGATGGTATTATTACCACAGATGAGCTGGGTGCATACCTAGAAGCTAAAGACCTTGTACTGCAACACGACTATGCCATTGCTAGTACAGCTGAGCAGTTGTTTATGCAGGAACATGCAGCTAACATGAATAGCTTGAACACTGCAGTAGATAATCTGACTGCTGCTACAGCTGTAGTTATGACAGCAGTTGAGGTAGCTTCCGTAGCATCTGAGGCCGACACTAAGCCTGAGCAGGTTGAGCTACAGGCTAAGCTAGAGACAGACGCATATAGCTTAGACGCTGCTGAAGTTAACGAGTATAACGAGGCAGTAACAGCTGTAGAGACTTTTGCTCAACAGGCGGGTGCTTTCATGGCTGCGGCTAACAACGATGAACTTACAACATCTGTAGACAATTACGCTGCACAGGGTAACTACATGGTTGGTAGCTACACAGCTATCACATACACACAGGCTATTGATGAGTTTGTTATCACTTGGGATGACTCAGGTTTCGGTACAGGCTTCCAGGGTTACTTGACACCTGAGATGAAGAATGCTACAGAGATCTATGCAGCAGGTGAATATATTAATCAGTACGGGGCAATGCCAACACAATGATGGACTTTGAGTTTAGCGTAGGTGGATACAACATTAAGGGCTGGATGGTTGCTGTGGCACTTCCAGTTCTTTCTACAGTTGCAGGTGGTGTGTATTGGTCTTATGATACACTACAGCGTTTCTACGGTGTAGAGGCTGGCATTGCAGAAGTAGCGGAGAATAGTGCTGCATTCAATGCAAAAGCTGCGGAGATTACTACCAGAGTAACTAAGGTAGAAACTGTAGCCCAGCGCAATCTCACAGAGGTTCAGAACACTCTAGCTGGTGAGATAGTAGTACTAGATTCTTTGCTAATTACAAAGCTACAAGAACTAGAAGCTAGGCTTGTATCTCGTATTCAAACACTAGAGCAAGCTATTGCAGACAACGATGTACGTGGTTTGAATCAGAAGCTTGCACAGCTAAGCACAAACATGTCACAAATCTTAGAGCAGCAGAAGGTGCTTTTAGACTTACGTAGCCAAGTAGATAAGGCTACAACTATTACAGATGGACTAGGCGATACGCTAGATACTCTACAGACAGAAGTAGATGATATTTGGAAAGCGTATGATGAGCTAGTCGATAATCCACTATAAGGAATATACTATGGCTAGAGCACTTACAGAACAGCAACAACGCTTCTTAGAGGTACTCTTTGATGAGGCTAATGGTGATGTGGTAGCAGCTAAGAAACTTGCAGGCTATGCTCCTGCTTCAAGCACAGCAGCTATTGTAGAGTCTCTTAAAGATGAGATCGGTGAGAAGACACGCACTTACTTTGCACGTGTTGCTCCTAAGGCTGCTATGTCTATGGTAGGCGCTCTCTATGACCCTACTGAGCTAGGCATTAAAGAGAAGATGGTAGCAGCAAAAGACTTGCTTGATCGTGCAGGACTTGGTAAGGTAGACAAAGTAGACGTAACATCTGGCGGTGGAGGCATATTCTACCTGCCACCAAAAGAAGGTTCAAACGAATAGTACCTGAGAGAGATTTAGGCTTCTGGCAGTTACCATTACCGCCAAAGGATCACAACAAGAAATGGCATACTATAGTCAGGATAACAAGACGTGTACCTTTTGGCTATAAACTGCACCCCGATAACGATAAGTTACTCGTACCCATTGAATCTGAGTTAGAAGCTTTAGAGCTTGCTAAACGACACCTTAAGCAGTATAGTTATCGTGCAGTAGCACACTGGTTAAGCAAAGAGACAGGCCGTGATATAGGCCACACAGGTTTAAAGAAAAGAGTTGAGATTGAGCAGAAACGTAGAAAAGCAGCTGCAATTAAGCGCAAGCTTGCCAAGTGGCTCAAAGAAACCCTTGAGGAAATCGAAAAGCTCGAAACCCAAGGGGTCGGGGCATACGCAGAAATCGACAGAAACAGTTGAAGCAGTCACCACCACCAAAGTAGATACTGTTCCTGCACAAGTCAAAGCACCTGAGTATGATGTAGATGTGGCTATGGATGTGGTTTTCAAGCCAAACCCCGGCCCCCAGACTCACTTTCTTAGTTCGTCAGAACGTGAGGTTCTCTATGGTGGCGCAGCTGGTGGTGGCAAATCCTACGCTATGTTAGCTGACCCGCTACATGGTTTGAACGATCCAAACTTTAGTGGCCTACTTGTACGTCACACAACAGAAGAACTAAGGGAACTAATACAGAAGTCACAGGAGCTATACCCCCGTGCCGTACCGGGTATCAAATGGTCTGAGAGAAAGTCTCAGTGGATCTCACCTAGAGGTGGTCGCCTCTGGATGTCATACTTGGATAAGGATACAGATGTCACACGCTATCAGGGTCAGGCTTTTAACTGGATTGGATTTGACGAGCTTACTCAATGGACTACACCTTACGCTTGGGATTATATGAGATCTCGCTTGAGATCTGCACATTCGTCAACTCTTGGTCTCTACATGAGAGCGACAACAAACCCCGGAGGAGCAGGACATGCTTGGGTTAAGAAAATGTTTATTGACCCTGAAAGAGCAGGTAAAGCTTTTTGGGCAACGCATTTGGACTCTGGGGAAACGATTACCTTTCCACAAGGTCATAGTAAAGAGGGCCAGCCTCTATTTAAGCGCCGCTTTATTCCAGCCTCTCTATTTGATAATCCGTACTTATCTGACTCTGGCGACTATGAAGCGATGCTTCTCTCTCTGCCGGAGCATCAGCGTAAGCAGTTACTTGAAGGTAACTGGGATATTAATGAAGGTGCAGCTTTTCCAGAGTTTGACAGAAAGATACATGTCGTGGACGCATTCGAAGTCCCTGACTCTTGGGCAAAGTTTAGGGCTTGCGATTATGGTTATGGTAGTTACACTGGTGTTCTCTGGTTTGCTGTAGCACCTGATGAACAAGTAATTGTGTACCGTGAGATGTATGTCTCTAAAGTTACAGCTTCTGACTTAGCAGATCTTATCTTGGAAGCAGAAGCAAAAGATGGTACAATGAGATACGGGGTGCTTGATAGTTCTTTATGGCACAACCGTGGCGACACTGGACCTAGCTTGGCAGAGCAGATGAACATGAAGGGTTGTCGTTGGCGTCCCTCTGATCGGTCAAGAGGTTCACGTGTCGCAGGTAAGAACGAAATACATAGGCGGTTGAAGGTGGATGAGTTCACAGAGAAGCCACAGCTTGTATTCATGAACAACTGTACAAATACTATTGCACAGATTCCTAGTATTCCTCTGGATAAGAAAAACCCAGAAGATGTTGATACTCACGCAGAGGATCACTTGTATGACGCTCTAAGATACGGTATTATGACACGTCCACGTAGCAGCATATGGGATTACAACCCAGCAAAACAACGCACTGGTTTTCAAGCTAGTGATCCACAATTCGGGTATTGATTATGGCAGAACAAGAAGAAATGTTTGAAACAGATGAAGTCGTAGCTGCTGAAGACAGTACGGACAGTATCTTTGAAACTAAGTCTAGCGTAGTTGCTTTTGTAGCTGAGCGCTATAAACGTGCAGAAGATGCTAGGTTTGCAGATGAAGAGCGGTGGCTAAAAGCCTATCGTAACTATCGTGGTTTGTATAGTAAAGACGTACAGTTCACAGACACAGAGAAGTCACGTGTGTTTGTTAAGGTCACTAAGACTAAGACCCTTGCAGCATATGGACAGATTGTTGATGTACTATTTGGTAACAACAAGTTTCCTTTATCTGTTAACCCCTCTGTATTACCTGATGGTGTTGCAGAGTCTGTACATATCAACGTAGATCCTAACGCTGCAGCAGCAGGGGATGCGTTACGGCCCATTACTGAGCAAAAACCAGCTGCACCCTACTTGCTGGATGGTGTTACAGAGCTTAAACCGGGAGCTACGTTATCAGACTTAGCTAACCGTCTAGGCCCACTAGAGGATAAGCTTTCAGCTGTATCTGATAAGGTAGTTGAGGGTGACGGTACTACTCCTACCACAGTAACATTCCATCCTGCTATGATTGCAGCTAAGAAGATGGAAAAGAAG